CTGCAAACATCGACCGTCTGCGCTTTACCTTCGGTGTGCAGGCACTGGTGGAAACCACCTCAAAGGGGGACCGGAATCCGTCGGAAGTCCGCCTGCTGGTTCAGATACAGCGTAACGGTGGCTGGGTGACGGAAAAAGACATCACCATTAAAGGCAAAACCACCTCGCAGTATCTGGCCTCGGTGGTGGTGGATAACCTGCCGCCGCGCCCGTTTAATATCCGGATGCGCAGGATGACGCCGGACAGCACCACAGACCAGCTGCAGAACAAAACGCTCTGGTCGTCATACACCGAAATCATCGATGTGAAACAGTGCTACCCGAACACGGCACTGGTCAGCGTACAGGTGGACTCGGAGCAGTTCGGCAGCCAGCAGGTGAGTCGTAATTATCATCTTCGCGGGCGCATTCTGCAGGTGCCGTCGAACTATAACCCGCAGACGCGACAATACAGCGGTATCTGGGACGGAACGTTTAAGCCAGCATACAGCAACAACATGGCCTGGTGTCTGTGGGATATGCTGACCCATCCGCGCTACGGCATGGGGAAGCGTCTCGGTGCGGCGGATGTGGACAAATGGGCGCTGTATGTCATCGGCCAGAATTGCGACCAGTCGGTGCCGGATGGCTTTGGTGGCACGGAGCCGCGCATCACCTGTAATGCCTGGCTGACCACACAGCGCAAGGCGTGGGATGTGCTCAGTGATTTCTGCTCGGCGATGCGCTGTATGCCGGTATGGAACGGGCAGACGCTGACGTTCGTGCAGGACCGACCATCAGATAAGGTGTGGACCTATAACCGCAGTAATGTGGTGATGCCGGATGATGGCGCGCCGTTCCGCTACAGCTTCAGCGCCCTGAAGGACCGCCATAATGCCGTTGAGGTGAACTGGATTGACCCGAACAACGGCTGGGAGACGGCGACAGAGCTTGTTGAAGATACGCAGGCCATTGCCCGTTACGGTCGTAACGTCACGAAGATGGATGCCTTTGGCTGTACCAGCCGGGGGCAGGCGCACCGCGCCGGGCTGTGGCTGATTAAAACGGAACTGCTGGAAACGCAGACCGTGGACTTCAGCGTGGGTGCGGAAGGGCTTCGCCATGTACCGGGGGATGTCATTGAAATCTGTGATGATGACTATGCGGGTATCAGCATCGGCGGGCGCGTGCTGGCGGTGAACAGCCAGACCCGGACGCTGACGCTCGACCGTGAAATCACGCTGCCATCCTCCGGTACCACGCTGATAAGTCTGGTTGACGGAAGTGGCAATCCGGTCAGCGTGGAGGTTCAGTCCGTCACCGACGGCGTGAAGGTAAAAGTGAGCCGTGTTCCTGACGGTGTTGCTGAATACAGCGTATGGGGGCTGAAGCTGCCGACGCTGCGCCAGCGCCTGTTCCGCTGCGTGAGTATCCGTGAGAACGACGACGGCACGTATGCCATCACCGCCGTGCAGCATGTGCCGGAAAAAGAGGCCATCGTGGATAACGGGGCGCACTTTGACGGCGACCAGAGCGGCACGGTGAATGGTGTCACGCCGCCTGCGGTGCAGCACCTGACTGCCGAAGTCACCTCAGACAGCGGGGAGTATCAGGTGCTGGCGCGCTGGGATACGCCGAAGGTGGTGAAGGGGGTGAGCTTTATGCTTCGCCTGACCGTGGCAGCGGATGACGGCAGTGAGCGGCTGGTCAGCACGGCCAGGACGACGGAAACCACATACCGCTTCAGGCAACTGGCGCTGGGGCGTTACACGCTGACGGTCCGGGCGGTAAATGCGTGGGGACAGCAGGGCGATCCGGCATCGGTATCGTTCCGGATTGCCGCACCGGCAGCGCCGTCGCGGATTGAGCTGACGCCGGGCTATTTTCAGATAACTGCCACGCCGCATCTTGCGGTTTATGATCCGACGGTACAGTTTGAGTTCTGGTTCTCGGAAAAGCGGATTACCGATATCAGGCAGGTTGAGACCACAGCCCGCTATCTTGGTACGGCGCTGTACTGGATAGCTGCCAGTATCAATATCAAACCGGGCCATGATTATTACTTTTATATCCGCAGTGTGAACACCGTTGGCAAATCGGCATTCGTGGAGGCTGTTGGTCAGCCGAGCGATGATGCGGAAGGTTACCTGGATTTTTCAAAGGCCAGATAACCGAATCCCATCTCGGCAAGGAGCTGCTGGAAAAAGTCGAGCTGACGGAGGATAACGCCAGCAAACTGGAGGAGTTTTCGAAAGAGTGGAAGGACGCCAACGATAAATGGAATGCCATGTGGGGCGTCAAAATTGAGCAGACCGAAGACGTCAGGCATTATGTCGCGGGGCTTGGCCTTAGTATGGAGGATACGGAGGAAGGCAAACTGAGCCAGTTCCTGGTTGCCGCTAACCGTATCGCGTTTATTGACCCGGCAAACGGGAATGAAACGCCGATGTTTGTGGCGCAGGGCAACCAGATATTCATGAACGAAGTGTTCCTGAAGTATCTGACGGCTCCCACCATTACCAGTGGCGGCAATCCTCCGGTATTTTCCCTGACACCGGACGGGCGGCTGACGGCGAAAAATGCCGATATCAGCGGTAACGTGAATGCGAACTCCGGGACGCTCAATAATGTCACGATTAACGAGAACTGTCGGGTTCTGGGAAAACTGTCCGCGAACCAGATTGAAGGCGATCTCGTTAAAACAGTGGGCAAAGCTTTCCCCCGGGACTCCCGTGCACCGGAGCGGTGGCCATCAGGGACTATTACCGTCAGGGTTTATGACGATCAGTCGTTTGACCGGCAAATTGTTATTCCAGCGGTGGCTTTCTGCGGTGCCAGACATGAGCGGGAGAATAGCGATACTTATTCGTCATGCCGCCTGATAGTGAAGAAAAACGGGGCTGAAATTTATAACCGAACGGCTCTGGATAATACTCTGATTTACACGGGTGTTATTGATATGCCTGCAGGCAGTGGTGTAATGACACTGGAGTTTTCTGTATCAGCATGGTGGGTAAATGGTTGGTATCCCACAGCAAGTATCAGCGATTTGCTGGTTGTTGTGATGAAGAAAGCCACTGCAGGCATCAGTATCAGCTGAATTTTATAACCCCAATACGGGCGTCAGAAATGACGCCTTTTTTATTGCAGAAAAGCGAGAGGTAATTATGCGTAAATTATGTGCTGTTATTCTGTCCGCAGTAGTCTGGCTGGTTGCCGCTGGTACGCCAGCGAGCTCAGCAGAGCATCAGTCCACACTAAGCGCCGGGTATCTTCAGACCCATACTGATATGCCAGGCAGTGATGACCTGAAGGGCATTAACGTGAAATACCGTTATGAATTTACGGACACGCTGGGGCTGGTGACGTCATTCAGTTATGCAGGATACAAGAATCGTCAGCTGACCCGTTACAGCGATACCCGCTGGCATAAAGATTCCGTGCGTAACCGCTGGTTCAGCGTGATGGCGGGGCCGTCTGTGCGCGTGAATGAATGGTTCAGCGCGTATGCGATGGCGGGTATGGCTTACAGCCGTGTTTCGACTTTTTCCGGGGATTACCTCCGCGTAACTGACAACAAGGGGAAAACGCACGATGTGCTGACCGGAAGTGATGACGGTCGCCACAGCAACACGTCTCTGGCGTGGGGAGCTGGCGTGCAGTTTAACCCGACCGAATCCGTGGCCATTGATATTGCTTATGAAGGCTCCGGCAGTGGTGACTGGCGCACTGACGGTTTCATCGTGGGTGTCGGTTATAAGTTCTGATTAGCCAGGTAACACAGTGTTATGACAGCCCGCCGGTTCAGGCGGGCTTTTTTGTGGAGTGGATATGGCAGCAGTAAAAATCTCAGGTGTGCTGAAAGATGGTGCGGGAAAACCAATACAGAACTGCACTATTCAACTGAAGGCAAAGCGTAACAGCACCACGGTACTGGTGAACACGGTGGCCTCTGAAAATCCGGATGAAGCCGGGCGTTACAGCATGGATGTTGAGTATGGCCAGTACAGCGTTATCCTGCTGGTTGAAGGTTTTCCGCCTTCACATGCCGGGACCATCACCGTGTATGAAGATTCTAAGCCGGGGACGCTGAATGATTTTCTCGGTGCCATGACGGAAGATGATGTCATGCCGGAGGCATTGCGTCGTTTTGAGGAAATGGTGGAAGAAGCGGCACGCAACGCTGAAGCCGCCTCTCAGAGCGCAGCGGCGGCAAAGAAATCCGAAACAGCAGCGGCATCATCGAAGAACGCGGCGAAAACCTCAGAAACGAACGCAGCTAACAGCGCACAGGCGGCAGCGGCCTCACAGACTGCATCGGCAAACTCCGCGACTGCAGCCAAAAAATCAGAAACCAACGCGAAAAACAGTGAGACAGCCGCAAAGACGAGCGAAACCAACGCGAAGTCCAGCCAGACGGCAGCGAAAACCAGCGAAACGAATGCCAAAGCCAGTGAAACTGCGGCGAAAAGCAGTCAGGATGCAGCAGCTGAAAGCGAGAGTGCGGCGGCCGGTTCTGCGACTTCAGCAGCCGGATCAGCAACTGCTGCGGCTAACAGCCAGAAAGCTGCGAAGACGAGTGAAACTAACGCAAAGTCCAGCCAGACAGCAGCGAAGACCAGCGAAACGAATGCCAAAGCCAGCGAAACTGCGGCGAAAAGTAGTCAGGCTGCAGCAGCCGAAAGCGAGAGTGCTGCAGCTGGTTCTGCAAGTGCGGCGGCTGCTTCTGCCACTGCATCAGCTAACAGTCAAAAAGCAGCAAAAACCAGTGAAACCAACGCAAAGGCGAGCGAAACAGCGGCTGCGAACTCAGCGAAAGCATCGGCAGCAAGCCAGACGGCAGCTAAAGCAAGCGAAGATGCAGCCAGAGAGTACGCAAGCCAGGCTGCGGAGCCGTATAAATATGTCTTACAGCCGTTACCTGAGGTGTGGATACCGTTTAACGATTCACTGGATATGATTACCGGGTTTGCTCCTGGATATAAGAGCATCACAGTTGGTGACGATGTTATTGCATTGCCGTCTGAAAAGGTTGTTTCATTTACCAGGGCGTCAACTGCAACGTATATAGATAAGTCTGGGTGTTTTGCTGAATCAGCGATAAATGAACCACGTTTTGAAAAAGATGGTCTGCTCATTGAAGGTCAGAGAACGAATACTTTTTCTTATACGAATACACCAGTATCGTGGAACTATGACACTGCTAACTTAACTATTACCACGGGAGTTGATGAGTATGGTTTCAGTTATGGTTTGTTTGGCGTTAAAGAAACATCCACAACTGAAAGGGCGACATTAATTTCTACTGGATATACCAGGGTTATTTCAGTTTCGGCAAATGAATCAGTTACTTTATCCTGCAGAGTTAAAAAAGTAAGTGGGGATGGTATTATCACGTTGCGTCCAAGAATATCATATGTTAACGACGATGGCTCAAGTAACACACTGACCGCTGGCGCATATATTGATTGCGAGACTGGCGATATGTTGAGTTATTCTGGAGGTGAGGCGGCAACTTATAACATATTCAGAGAGTCTAATGGATGGATTCGTGTTGAGTTTACCTACAAATCACCAGAAGCAAAAAATATGTATGGGCGTTTTGAGTTTGGAGCACATCAACGATCAATCAAGTCTGGCGATAAATTAATGTTAACAACCCCTCAATTCGAAAAGGGACTAAACGCGTCATCTTTTATCATCACAACAGAGGTCGGTGCCACGAGAGCAAGTGACCAGGTAATCATACCTATACCTTTCAATTGGGCAACTCCACCAGTTAGTGTTCTCATGGAAGTTAATGTTAATTGGGATTCTGAAATGCCTAATTTAGAAGGCTCTGCGCGTTTGCTTAATATCTCAATTACAGGGGCGACGACTGAAGTTTCTGATGAAAGTTATATGTATTTTGGTTTTACCACTCGTGGTAAAAGGCTAATTATCACCAATGGCAAAGGAACAAAAACAGAATATAAAGCATATGGGAATAGAGAGAAAAGGAAATTTGTTACTGGCTTTAAGTTTACAGAAGATAAACAGTTGCAGGTTGTTGTTGATGGAATTTTAGGTGGCAGCTCCCCGTCTCTGCATACATTGCAACGTTATACTGCCGGTAATATTAATATCGGTGGACAATCATCCAGTGGCAACAGACACCTGTTCGGTCATGTGAAAAATTTACGCATTTGGCATAAAGAATTAACTGAGGCACAAATGGGGGAGTCAATCTAATGAAAGATTTAACACTCAAATTTGAAGACAGGGCCGACTTTTCGGCCTTTATGGAGAGTATTGGCTATTATGATGACGAGTCGATGCAGGATGATATTCTTATCGACGTGATAGGTAACGTGTACAAAGAAACCGGAGAACTGACTGAAGATGGCGAACCGGTATGTGTTAAGGAAGACGGATATTTTGTAAACGTGCGCATCATTAATGATTCGCAAATATCGTCATTATTCGATGAATACGTGGTTGCTGTTGAGCATCAACTTCGTGGCTGGATGTGAGGAAGAAAAATGGCTACATCGACAGTAATTCCTGATGACATCAAAACGCTAAAATCCGACGTTAGCAAATTAAAAAACGATCAAGGAAGCTACGCAACAAAATTATATGTAGACAGCAAAGATGAAATCGTTGGTGACTGGTCTGCTTCATGGTATCAGCAGGTATTGCCAACTAGCGGAGCTATATTTGGGAGAAAACTCCGCTCAACTCACAGGACGGCAGGTGTTGAGGATGCGTATTGCGAACTATACCTCAAAAAATGGATAGACAGTCCAGGTAACGCAATGGCGCGCCTTAACCTGAACGATAACGGGACAAACATTTGCTGGGACTTTACCAACCTTTATGGCGGTACGATGATTTTTCCCGGTGACAGCGGATACCTCAAAATGGGTAACTGCCTTATGTCATACAGCAAGCGTGGAAGTAACGCGCTTATTAAATTTGATTACACCGACACATTACAGATCAAATATGCCAATCATGGGTCAACCATGACATTAAACACACAGGGAACCGCTTATGCTGGTGTTACTGCTCAATTGTGGGGCAACTCCAGCCGTCCTGTTGTTTATGAAGTCGGTGTTGATGGTGGCGCTTATATGTTCTATGCGCAGAAAAATACCGATAACACCTATATGTTAAGCGTTAATGGTGCATGTCATGCCACCGCATTTAACCAGCATTCCGACCGGGATCTGAAAGACAACATTCAGGTGATCGATAATGCAACCGACCGCATCCGTAAAATGAACGGCTATACATACACGCTTAAAGAAAACGGTATGCCCTATGCTGGTGTCATTGCACAGGAAGCTCTGGAAGCAATCCCAGAAGTTGTAGGTTCCGCAATGAAATATCAGGACGGTGCGAGCGGATCGGAAGGTGAAGAAGGTGAACGTTATTACACAGTAGATTATTCTGGTGTTACTGGCTT